TTCCTGTTTCAGCCGTTCAATTGGCGTTGGCCCTTGCGGGTGTTTCGCCCCTTCCAGTTGTCGTCGCACTGGCGGAACACTCATCCCGTTACCAACATGCTTTGCCCATTTCGTCAGTTGCCGTTCCGCAAGTCGTTTTAACTCACCCTGCGTCATCTGGCGCTCAATCCCTCTGGTACGCATTTCGAGGCAGATGTGGTACAGCACAGGCTGTGGCCACGGGTATTTATCACTCCCGTCGTATCGCCAGGATTCATTGCGCCAGCGCCGGTACTCTTCCATCACGGCATCCACCGTAAGACCAAATGGATTTGCCCCACTCTCCGAAATCAGCGCAACAAACTCAGCAAGGTCCGGGGGCCACGTTTCACCCGCCCGGCAGCGGTCCATGCACTGACGACAGACCTGCCGGATTTGCTGTTCAGTCATCGCACCAATCTGGGCAATCCAGAGCTTCGAAGGTGCGGCCCCGTTCTTCTGAGTCCAGCGGTTCGAATACACCTCCCCCATAAGCTCCCACAGCTTCCAGGCCGTTTCCGTTGCTGATAAATCCGTTGTCTCGTTCCCACTGTTCGCGTGCTGCCCGGATTTCCTGAATTGCCCGTGATGCCGTGCCACCTGATGCTGCATGGCTTACCCCCTTGCTGACTGGTTTTACCTGTGCCCTGACGTGCTGCACGTGGCGGGCAAATTTCTGCTCCCACTGAACCTGCGTGAAAACCTTCCCCTCCGCCATCCAGTAATCCCGGAATGCGGCAAGCTCTGCAGGTGTAAATTCCGGCTCAGGCAGAGCCATACCCCACACTGCTGCCCGTTGTCGAAAATCCGGCGACGGCTGCCAGACAGTGGTCATCGAAAATTTCCCGATCGGTTCGCTCAGGCCGTCCAGGTATTCAGGTTCGGCTGTCTGCAACGACGCACCATTCGACTCACCGGTTGGAGCACTCTCGCGCATGCGCGCGTTATGTGTGGGGTTTAATTCTGTATCTGTATCTTTATCTGTCGTGACTTGTCGTGACAGATGCGTGACACGTCGTGACTCATCGTGACAATCAGCATCATATTTCCGCAGCTTTTCGCGCTCCCGCTGCGCTCTCTTGCGCTCTGCCGGGGATTTTGCCGTTTGCGAAACGTTACCATTGTCCTCTTTCAGCACCTGACGTTTTTCCCATCCGGAAATAAGGTCACCATCCAAAACCCGCCCCTGCATTGCATGCAAAATTGAATCAATTACGTCTTCCGTCACATCAAGCGCACTTGCTAAATCTTCCGTCGTGACATCAATGTGACCACGTAGTGACACGCCGTGACATGTCGTGACATTTCGTGACGCGCTCACCAGAAGGTGGATATACACTGCCATCACTGTTGCGATTGGCTGTCCTGATACCCTGGCAATCGTTCGCCACTTGGGGTCATTTGGCATGTCATGCCACAATCTGAGCCAGGCATTAGCCATACTCACCTCTTCTGATACCGAACTTTACCCACGAACTTCCGGAAGAAATCCGGTATAAATATTGTTGGTCAATGCACAACAACAGCATTACCAGGCTGACCACCACTGTTAGTCAGGGTGCCCCAGGCGATCGCTACAGCGACAAAATCATCCACATCTTTCACCAGCCGATCCCGTCGTTCGACGATCTCCCGGTAATATTCAGAACTGTGACTGCGCATACGGGCCACCAGCAAAGGCGGCATCGCCTTTTCGATCGCCGGTAACAGCGCCTGAATTTTTTCAACAGCATCAGACGTGTCCTTCTCCACCCAGCGGAAAATTTTCTGGGTATTACGAGCCAGGGCTTCCGGATGGCTGTCGTCGTACAGTTCCGGGAACGTCATCCCCAGCTCGAAATAAGTCCGGGCTATTTCAGCTGCGGGAACTTTCTCACCATCAGGATATGCCCAGGCATTCATCGCCATACGGATGTGTTCATGCTTGATTTTCATGAATCACCCCCGTCTCTGGTTGTGTGTTAGCCTGACACTCGACAGGTAAACCGTCGGTCGGATTAGGGTAAATGTCTGGGCGAATTTCATGCGGGGTAACCTCCCACTTCATTAGCTGACATAGCGGAATTACCTGCTTTGGGGGAACGCCAAAGCTAAACCATTGCCAAACTGTCTGTTGAGCGACCCCCATATAACGACCTATTTCAGCCTGAGTGTATTTCTGCCTAATTTTTTTGCGAGTGCTATCTAGCATTTTGCCCTCCTCTAAAAACTATAGGCAAAGGCTACAATAAAAAACTGTACGCGATCAACAGTTTTTTATTGTGATGCTTTTAACAGTATTTACCTGTAAAATTGAATAATGATGAGCGCCCTAGAAGTATCGATGTACAGAATCAGCAAGCTTCTTCAGGAAACTGGATGGAGCCAGGCTGAGCTGGCCCGTAGAATTGGTGTGACACAACAAACTGTTCAACAATGGGTCAGCGGTAAGGCTACACCTAAAGCCTCAAGTTTGGATAAACTGGTTGAGGTTACAGGGCATCCGTTGCATTGGTTTTTATTGCCTCCTGAAGAGGGGGAGCAAATGTTCACCCCTAACACGATGAAAATTGGTCCTCGCCAACGCGAATTACTCCAGGCTTTTAGTGCGTTCCCTGAGGAGGACCAAGAAAAAATGCTTCAAGAAATCAAAGACAAAAAAAAATCAATGGAAGAAACCATTGCCCGGTGGCTGGCGGCACAAAAAAGCCGCCGGGCGTGACCACAGTACAAGAAGAGGAGTTATGCCATGAGTACAGCCCTTTCTCCGATAGTTTCAGAATTCGAAACTATCGAACAAGAAAACAGTTACAACGAATGGTTGCGCGCTAAAGTAGCGTCAAGCCTTGCAGACCCTCGCCCCGCAATTCCACATGACGAGGTAATAGCTGAAATGGAAAATCTTATTGCTCAAATTGCTGTAACTAACAGGAGCGAGTAATGTTGCCCATTTTATGGCTACCATCTGCTCGCGATGATTTGCGTCAGATCATAACTTACATCGCCAAGGAGAACCCACCGGCAGCGCGTAGACTTAAAATACGTATTGAAACATCGGTATTACCTCTATCTGAGCATCCGTACCTATATCCACCAAGCGAACGGGTTTCTGGGTTGAGAGAGATAGTGACCCACCCTAACTACATAATCCTGTACAGAGTAGCTGCTTCAAGCATTGAGATTGTAAGCGTGACACATGCTCGCCGACAATTTCCCTTCTCTATCTGAGCTGAACTATTTTCATACTCCCTCTTTCGAGGGATTTTTTTGCTTAAGGGCACAATTAAAAACTGTTGACACAAAACAGTTTTTAATTGTAGATTGCACTCACCAACCCACTCCGCCCCACAGAACGCCAGGCAATACTTCGAGTTACCCGGCAGTGGTCAGGGGTTAAGTAGCCAGCCCGAGGCGTATGAACATGACGGCGGGAACACTTTGTATAACAGCGCAGCAGGTTTTTAGTTCCGCGACCCGGCGTTAAGGGTAAATGAGGTCAACATGGATACGCTCAATCTTGGCAACAACGAATCTCTGGTATGCGGCGTGTTCCCTAACCAGGACGGCACGTTTACCGCGATGACGTATACCAAAAGTAAAAAGTTTAAAACCGAAGCTGGCGCGCGTCGCTGGTTAGCCAGAAACACTAACTGATTAGCACCAGTAAAAACAGGTTGCCACTGGTTAATTTACCCTGAAAAGTCAGGGTATAACACGAAAGCGCACGGCGAAGCTCTTTCCCTTAGAAGGCTTGTCGTTAGATTTCTTCGAACGTGCGCTTCCGGTTGTGGCAATCCGCGAAATGGCGCGGCGGTAAGTATGGCTGGGGTTTCCTCCATTGCTCCAGAAAATGCACCGGGTTGTCAGGTTGACCATACGATTAAGTGACAGCCCCGCCACAATACCCATGTGTAGTCTTTGGTGGCATCAGTTCTACTCCGTGACTGCTCTGCCACCCTTTTTAAAGTGAATTTTGTGATGCGGTGAATGCGGCTAAGCGCACGCGGAACAGTTAAAACAAGCGGTCTTTTACTGGCGTAACAGACATCAACTAACAATCCGGCGTTAATTGTTAACTGGTTAACGTCACCTGGAGGCACCAGGCACTGCATCAACAAAGTTCACTTCGGTGATGAAGGGTAAGAGAAAATGTTGAATGTAGCTATTGAAAACCAGAATGGGTGGAATTATAGTGCACCTGCACCTCATAAAGCGGGTGCCGGGCGTGGAAACCCGATGATGACTACTGCGCATAACCGCGCTCAGGCGGTTTTTTTATGCGTAATGCACAGCCACATTCAGATTATGGTGGGGCGTGCAGGGCAGCCGAAAGGCTGGCCGGTTTCGGTAGTCACCGGTATTTCCACCCCTGTACGTCTCACCACCCTTATGGTCGTGGAAAGCCTTGGTGGTGAGTTATTTAAACTGACTATCGAGGCTGCCATCATGGCTACTATCCCTGCCCTTTCTCACCCTGACGTAACCATCGAAAATGGACGCGCTGTCACTACGTCTATTGCGATCGCTGAGTTCTTTGGCAAACGCCACGAACGAGTGTTGGATAAAATTCGCAATCTGGACTGTTCAGCAAAATTCACTGAGCACAATTTTGTGTCGAGCGAATATACCGACTCAACCAGTCGCAAACTCCCAATGTACCAAATCACCAAAAACGGCTTCGTTTTCCTGGTGATGGGCTTCACCGGCAAAAAAGCCGCTGCATTTAAAGAAGCCTACATCGCTGAGTTCGATCGCATGGAGAAAGAACTGCGCCAGAATAACGCCCCGTCTCCCGACAAAATGATTCACGGGGACGGACGTACCCTGGTTATCCGTCTCGACGAACACGGCAATATCAAATTCACTGAAACCGTTCCGGACGGCGCAATGGTCTGCACCCTGGATACCTTCCAGTTTTATCTGGAGAAACAAGGCTGGACTCTTGTAAACCGGAGCGCAATTAAAAATATGACTGTGGAGCAATTACTAAAAATTCATTGTTGAGGACGCGATAATGGAAACGTTATTACCAAACGTTAATACGTCTGAAGGGTGTTTTGATATTGGTGTTCTGCTCAGTAACCGGGAGTTTACTGAAGATGCCATTAAGATGAGAAAATATGAGCCTTATCTTCTCAATGATAATTCCATACTCTCCAGAATTGCCCTTCTTAAACTTGGTATTTTCGGAGGGCAGCAGTGACTTCTGCATTTGCACTGGTGATGACGGTTTTTCTTATAACGGGTGAGCCACAGAATGTGATTACCGGAATTTATGCCAGTAAAGAATCATGCCTCCGTGCAAGAGACGAGCAAAAAATTTCTGGCGAATGCCTCCCGTTAAAAAAAGTATCGCTGTACCTGAATAACGAAATACCGGCTGGATAATCCACCAGCCATATTAACGCCATACCCGTTGATTAAGCATGCCAGCAATGGCAGGGGTTCGTACAACCTTAAAATAGTTATGAGGTTTATCCATGAGCACTGATAAAGAAGAATTTTCGCTATATTGCGAAGCAAAAAATGACAAGGTCAGAAAACGCCTTGGGATTAAAGGAGGTTTTTACTGGACTACAGCAAAAAAATTATCTGTTGCCATCTCACGGTGCGTTGTTGCAATGGACGAGGCAGGCTACGACGCTGATGATTTCAAAAAACCTGTCCGCGTCCATTTCCCCGTTGTGAATGACCTTCCACCGGAAGGCGTGTTTGATACCGAATTCTGCAACCGCTATGAAAAAGGCGGGGAAGATGGCATCACAATGATATTTATAGCGCCTTCCCCCTCAGTTCAGGACAAACCAGCCAGCACTGACAATACCAACGTCAATGGCGAAGACATGGCTGAGATTGAGGATAATATGCTCCTGCCGATTTCCGGTCAGGAACTGCCCATTCGCTGGCTTGCGCAACATGGCAGCGAAAAACCGGTAACGCACGTTTCACGGGAAGAACTTCAGGCATTACATATCGCACGAGCTGAAGAACTGCCGGCTGTTACTGCCCTGGCTATTTCCCACAACACAAAGCTGCTCGACCCGCTGGAGATTCGCGACCTTCACAAACTGGTACGCGACACAGACAAAGTTTTCCCTAATCCCGTTAATTCCAGTCTGGGGTTAATGACTGCTTTTTTCGAAGCATACCTGGACGCTGACTATACCGATCGAGGTCTGCTGACAAAAGAGTGGATGAAAGGAAATCGTGTTTTACGCATCAGCCGCACGCCATCCGGCGCTAATGCTGGCGGAGGAATTCTTACCGATCGCGGTGAAGGTTTTGTCCACGATGATGCGTCAGTGGAACGTGACGTTGCCGCTGGCGTTCTGGCCCGTTCAATGGACATCGATATTTACAATCCACATCCGGCACACGCCAAACGCATTGAAGAAATCGTTTCAGAGAATAAGCCGCCCTTTTCTGTTTTTCGTGACAAATTCATCGCCATGCCTGGTCACCTGGATTATTCCCGCGCGATAGTGGTTGCGTCCGTGAAAGAAGCACCAATTGGTATCGAGGCTACTCCCCACCGTGTTACCGAATATCTGAACAAAGTACTGACCGAAACCGACCATGCCAACCCTGATCCAGAAATCGTGGATATTGCCTGCGGTCGCTCCTCTGCTCCAATGCCGCAGCGTGTAACAAAAGAAGGAAAACAGGATGATGAAGAAAAACCGCAGCCATCTGGCGCAATGGCAGATGAACAGGCAACGACTGAAGCAGTGGAACCGGATACAACTGAACATAATCAGGACACGCAGTCGATGGATGCTCAGCCACAGATAAATTCTGTTGATGCGAAATATCAGAAACTGCGTGCAGAACTCTATGAAGCCAGGAAAAACATTCCACCCAAAAATCCTGTCGATGCAGATAAATTACTGGCTGCTTCTCACGGAGAATTTGTTGAAGGGATTAGCGACCCGAATGATCCAAAATGGGTGAAGGGGATTGAAACCCGCGATTCTGTGAACCATAACCAGCAAGAAACGGAACAGAAAGGCCATAAAGCGGAACAACACAGTCCAAATGCGCAACAAAACGAGCCAGAAACGAAACAGCCTGAACCAGTAGCGCAACAGGAACCGGAAAAAGTCTGCACAGCCTGCGGTCAGACCGGCGGCGGCAACTGTCCTGACTGTGGCGCGGTGATGGGCGACGCAACATACCAGGAGACATTCAACGAAGAAAGCCAGGATGAAGCCCGGGAAAAAGATCCGGAGGAAATGGAAAGTGCCGGACTCCCGAACAAGGAGTGCACCGAAGGCGATCAACATGCCAATGGCAATAATGAAACAGGCGAGACAGCAAATCCCTTAATTAAGGTGAACGGTCATCGTGAAATCACATCCACCAGCAGGTTGTGGCACCATCTGATGATTGACCTTGAAACAATGGGCAAAAATCCTGATGCGCCAATAGCCTCAATAGGCGCTGTATTTTTCGATCCACAAACCGGAGAGCAGGGGCCTGAATTCAGCAAAATAATTGATATGGGTACATGTGGCGGCACTGTAGACATAAGCACCATCGAATGGTGGCTTCAACGCTCTGGCGAAGCCCGTGCCGCCATTTTAGCTGATCGAATACCGCTTGATGATGCGCTTTTACAATTACGGGAATTTATAGACGAAAACTCCGGTGAGTTTTTTGTTCAGGTCTGGGGAAATGGAGCCAACTTCGACAACGTGATTTTACGCCGTTCATATGAACGGCAGGAGATCCCCTGCCCGTGGCGTTACACCAATGATCGCGATGTAAGAACGATGGTCGCTCTGGGGTTGGTGATGGATTTCGATGCCCGCAACGTCACCACATTTGAGGGTGAACGCCATAATGCCCTGCACGATGCGCGTTACCAGGCAAAATACGTTTCAGCTATCTGGCAAAAACTGTTCCCAAATCAGGCTGATTTTTAATGTTCAACCCTGATCGCCGCTAACCGCATATAGTTAGCGGCGGTTATGAGATATAGCTATGAGCAGCTTATTTTTAACCGAAGATGAATTGCTAATATTAACGGGCTGCAAATATGCAAGCCACCAGCGCAACTGGTTAATAAAAAATGGGCTTCCGTTCTATACCAATCGTAGTGGAAAACCGATCGTCAGTCGGGAACTGTTTACCTGTAGAAACACTTTACCACCACGTGAGGCTGAACCTGATTTCGGTGCGATCTAATGGGAAGACGAAGGAAAAATCCCGAACACGAAAAATTACCGCCAAAGGTATATCCCAATAAATATAGTTATGTATGGAAACCAACATCCAGAGAATCTGTAACCTTAACTGCAATCAAGGATGGTTTAGCCGCATTATGGAAAAAATATGAAGAAACGGTTAACCATCATGATCACGCAATGACATTTGGGCGTTTGTGGGAAAAATTTCTCGCCAGCGCCTATTACAGCGATCTTAGTCCCAGAACGCAAAAAGATTATCTGCAACATCAAAAAAAACTGCTGGCCGTATTCGGTAAGGTGCTGGCCGATTCTGTAAAACCAGAGCACATCAGACGATACATGGACAAAAGGGGCGAGCAGAGTAAAACGCAGGCAAACCATGAAAAAAGCAGCATGTCACGCGTTTACAGTTGGGGGTATGAACGAGGGTATGTAAAGGCTAATCCTTGTGCCGGTGTAAGTAAATTCAAGGCCAAAAACCGAGAGCGCTATGTGACTGACAAAGAATACCAGGCCGTATTAAGCGTGGCTCCTGTGCCTGTTTTTATCGCAATGGAAATTGCATACCTGTGCGCAGCAAGGATTTCCGATGTGTTGTCTCTGAAATGGGAACAGATCGGAAACGACGGGATCTTTATCCAGCAAGGTAAAACAGGAAAGAAACAGATAAAAGCCTGGACTCCCCGTCTGCAATCAGTTATAGAAAAAGCTAAACAGCTACCCAAGTCAGCCTATGTAATCAGCAATCAGTACGGCAACCGTTACATGTATAAAGGATTTAATGAAATGTGGGTTGAGGCAAGAAATTTGGCTGGACAAATATCAGGGATCGCGACGGATTTTACATTCCATGACCTTAAAGCCAAGGGGATATCAGATTACGAAGGTAGTAGCCGGGATAAGCAACTTTTCTCTGGTCACAAGACCGAAGGACAGGTGCTAATCTATGATAGAAAAGTAAAGATCTCACCCACACTGGATGTACCATTACCCCAGAATATTCCAACAAAATATTCCAAGTAATTCCAAGTGTGATTTTCATCATTGACTTAATGATGTGTAAGTGATTGAATTCTGGCGGAGAGAGGGGGATTTGAACCCCCGGTGGAGTTGCCCCCACTCCGGTTTTCGAGACCGGTCCGTTCAGCCGCTCCGGCATCTCTCCGTTCAGATGGTTGCCATGATGCCAGGAAATTTGGCATTTTAACAGTCCCTGTCCGTGCAATTTTGTTCAAGTGACGAGTTTGCGAGCAAAACGATGATTAAGTGGCCCTGGAAAGTACAAGAATCAGCACATCAAACTGCCCTTCCCTGGCAGGAAGCACTATCGATCCCCCTTTTAACGTGTCTGACGGAACAGGAACAAAGCAAATTAGTCACTCTTGCCGAACGTTTTTTACAGCAAAAGCGGCTTGTTCCTTTACAGGGCTTTGAACTGGATTCATTAAGAAGCTGCCGGATAGCACTTCTATTTTGCCTACCCGTTCTGGAGTTAGGACTGGAATGGCTGGATGGTTTTCATGAAGTCTTAATTTATCCTGCGCCATTTGTGGTCGATGATGAATGGGAAGACGATATCGGTCTGGTGCATAACCAACGTATTGTTCAGTCAGGTCAGAGCTGGCAGCAAGGGCCTATCGTTTTGAACTGGTTGGATATACAAGATTCTTTTGATGCTTCTGGTTTTAACCTGATTATTCATGAAGTCGCTCATAAGCTGGACACCCGTAACGGCGATCGCGCCAGCGGAGTTCCCTTTATTCCGTTGCGTGAGGTTGCTGGCTGGGAACACGATCTTCATGCTGCAATGAACAACATTCAGGAAGAAATCGAATTGGTTGGCGAGAATGCGGCGAGCATTGATGCTTATGCTGCCAGTGATCCTGCTGAATGTTTTGCCGTACTTTCTGAATATTTCTTTAGCGCCCCAGAACTTTTTGCTCCTCGTTTCCCTTCATTGTGGCAACGTTTCTGCCAATTTTATCAACAAGATCCTTTGCAGAGACTGCATCGCACTAATGATACAGACTCGTTTTCGGCGACGAATGTTCATTAA